CTTCTGGGCGACCACGAGGCGACGAAACTGGCGCATCTCTCCCTCTTCTCCGGCATCGGGGGACTTGACCTTGCCGCCGAGTGGGCCGGATTTACCACCGTCGGACAGTGCGAGTGGGCGGATTATCCCACCCGCGTGCTGGAAAAACACTGGCCGGACGTGCCGCGCTGGCGGGACATCCGCACGCTGACGAAGGAGAGTTTCTATGAAAAGACAGGACTGCGAACAGTTGACATTATTTCGGGCGGATTCCCCTGTCAGCCGTTTTCCGTTGCCGGGAAGCGACGAGGCAAGGAGGATGACCGTTACCTCTGGCCTGAAATGCTTAGAGTTATCTCGGATCTCCGGCCCGCTTGGGTTGTTGGCGAGAACGTTGCTGGGATCGTCAATATGGCGCTCGACCAGGTGTGCGCTGACCTGGAAAGCGAGGATTACTCC